TAGGGCGTCCAATGTTTGACATTCTAAGTTTAAACTTATCACGTGGACCCCCGTTGAACTGCTTGTCTAAGCCTTCTTTGACATCAGAGGCAACCTTATCAATGATTGCCTCCGACATACTGGACTTGCCTAGAGTAGCATCCCGCATCAACTTCTTAATAGGAAGTTCAGCAGCATGGTTCATATCCATATTAGTATGGAGCCTCCTCTACTTGTACGATAGCATCAAGAACATCAGGTGAGATAGCCACATCAGGCTTGTTCAACTTCTTCCACTCACTAAGAATGTAATCATTAGAGTTGTCTATGTAGTCAACAAAAGAACGAAGTGTATCTTGATCATCTTCCTTCATAGATACCTTAGACCCTAGTGATGCCACCACAGTAGCGTAACTATTAGTAGACATCTTTTCTTTCTTAGATGTAAGCTTGATAGTATGCTCAATAGGTAACAACTTCTTAGCGGTTATCTCCTGTAGTGCAGCATCAATAGACTTCTTACTTTGGAAGTTCTTAACGTAATACACAAAGTCAATCTCGCCATCGTAGCCCTGCATAGGATTACCTTCAGCATCAAAAGGCTTGTTAAGTGTCACCTTACCAAACAATACTTTGGAGTTCTTCACACTGCTTTGTCGTGCCTTGTAGTCTTCATCTAAAGCAGCCCATTCTTCTGGTGTCCTGTACTTACTATCTCGGCCTAGATTAAACGTACCTCTACTATCCTTCAAGTCACCCTTCAGTTTAGTAACCATCACTGTGCTGTGTGATCTACCTATGTCAGTGTCGAACTGCGTCCACTGCTGCCGCTGTGCAAATAAACGGATGGATACAGATCGACTATACACCTCGTTACCTTCACCATCTTTGAGCTTGTATGCTCCAAGTGGTACTACAACCTTCTCTTCTACCTCGTCATCTACAACATGTTCAACCATGATAGGTGCTTGCACCTGATTCAACATGGGTATCTTTGGTGCAGAGGAAGTAGACGTATCCATTTCCCCGAAACCCATTGCCGCTGCCAAGTCTGATCCAGCGAAGTTAGTACTCAACTCATTGCTCATTATATATCCTTTCTGAGCTTTAAACGAACCGTAGTTATACCATTATACATCAACAGTGTCAAGCCAATTCGGTCCTATCTTGGCCTCTAAAAGTAAGGGTACATTCATTTCTACCCCATAGTATCTGTTGATAATTGCATCTAGGTTTTCATTAACATCGTCAATAACACCTAGCACCTCCTTCTCTTCTTGTGGGTGTATGTCTATCACCGCTGAGTCATGAACACTGTTCACCAACCGTGACCGTAAACCTTTGAGCCTGTGATCTATCTCAAGTAATACAACAGGTACAACATCACCAGTAGCAAACCCCTGCACTGGATAGTTCTTAATCCTAGTGAAGTTAGTAGGTGTGCCATTGGCTCTGCGATGTGTGCCGGGAAATGCATACTGCCTACCTGACACATTAGTTATCTTTTGTAGTCGTATAGCCTCACTACCTAGCTTCTTGTGCCACTTACCTATACCCTCGTACTTCTCAAGAAAATGATGGTAGTATGCAGCTTCAGCCTTAGTTCTGCCAAACCCTGTCGCACCAAAGAGAGGAGCGAAAGTATGTTCTTTAGCTGCTTGCCTAGTCGTAGGCTGTCCTGCATCAGTAATGATCTGTGCAGTGTAAGAGTGTACATCAAAGCCTGTATTGATCTCTTCCATAGCTACAGGGTCTTGTGACAAGAAAGCTGCAGCCCTAAACTCTAGCTGTGCAAAGTCAGCTTCCATAACCTTGCCGCCCTCCCATCGTGATATAAACACACGCTTAACTGGGAACGTCCCACCTCTAGGCATGTTCTGCATGTTAGGCTCACGCCCACTGAACCTGCCAGTAGATGTAATGTGCTGCGTTAGTGACACATGTAGTATGTCATCTGGCTTAGTGTAGGTTTCAATACCGTCAACAAAGCTTGACAGGTAACTAGATACAGCATTGAGTCTCTTTAAGTCTTCAAGAAACTTAACAGCTACATCCATGTTGTTATCTATCGCTGTTGCCCTAAGAATATCTAGTACGTCTTTTCCTGTAGAGAAGCCACTAGCACTAACCCAAGAAGCATTAGGAGGGAAGAACCCAAACCCAGCCATACGAGATTGCTTCTTAAGTTGATATCCTCTGGCATCACAGTCCTTACATTTGTTGGGTCTTGCATACTTACTCCCATCTTTCTTTACTTTGTACGTTTCTGCATTACCTTCACAAGTGGGACAAGTGAACGCCTCAGTGCGATACAGAAGATCACTGTTAGCATTGATTATTTCCTTTAGCTCGCTTAACTTCTTGCAGTTATCAAATAGATTAGGCCAATCATCTTTTGAGTGGGGCTTACGACTAAAGATTACCTGAGACATCTGCTCTGGACTGTTCAAGTTAACAGGTGTGTCACCCATAACCTCACGTACCTGCATCTGTAAGCGTGATTGTATAGCACCCCTCTCTTCTTCGTACTCTTTACGCACTGCATCAAGAGCCTTACGATCTACCTTCATACCTGTCTGCTTCATACGGGTGAGTAGCTTACATACATTGAATGTAATGTCTCTCACTTTGATAAGGCTTGCTGACTCAGGAGCAGCAAAGTCTGCAACCTGTGCGTGAAACAGTTCAGCAGTGGTGTTACAATCAGCCTCAAGATAAAAAGTCAATTCTGATAATGGTATCTCATCTGTATTGTACCCGTCCTTGAAGTACTTCTTTAGGGTGTCATCTTTTTGAAACTCAAGGTTTCTACGGATAGCTGTATTACCTAAAGACATAGATATCTTTTTAGCTACACCGTTGGGTGTGATCTCTAGGTTGTTCCCTCTTAATAATATACTCTCAGCTAACATGGTATCCCATATAGGCCCATCATATTTGAAGCCGCACTCCCACAGCCAAGCTAAGTCATGCTGTGCGTTGTGCATGATGAGCAAGGTAGTGTGATCTAATATCTTCTGTATACGTCTAGCTTCAATTCCTGACTGATCAACGTATTCCTTGTGCTGAAGATCAAACGTTTGTGTCTCATCTCCATCATCCACATCACGTACACCCACATTAACTAAGAAGTTGTCAGGCTCCCAAGGGTCTAGGAATAACTTGTTGTTCCTCTTCTGTGTTGTATTCTCAACATCTAATACAAACCGCATTGTATTCCTTTCATTAGGCTAGGTACTGTGACCTGCCCCCATCTAACTCACAATGGACAACCCCATGCCATCCACCTTTTAATTTGTTCTTAGCTACATTGATGTGTCGCTGGTTGTCATCGTCATCACCCTCAGTAACTTGGTTCTTAGCAATCAACAACATCAGGTCTGCCTCTGCTGCCTTGCCTGTCTTACTCCCCTCTAACATAGATTGATCTAAGTAAACTTTATCTTGTGCATCAGCCGACAACTGGCTCATCCATATAATAGCACAGTCATACTTCTTAGCTATGTTCCTAGCGTGGATAGCAGCAGCCTTGAGGTACACATCTGACTTGTCACTGCTCTTTACAGCAAACTTATCACCCATGTCAAGTACAACTATGTCTGGCTTGCTATGCTTAATGATGTTCTCTACCCAACCTAAGTCTTTACCTGTGCTGTCAAACATGCTGATCTTTTCACGTACCTTCTTATATCTTGCTGCAGCTAACGCATAGTTAGACTTGATCTCATCTGTATCCATACTAGCAGCAGCGCACAGGTAGCGTTCAGCTACACGTACATACTCTTCCTCGTTACACAACACCATACACTTAGCACCTTGCTCTGCAAACCCTTTAGGTGAGGCAATAGTAGACGCATGGAAGCTTGTCTTACCTGTGTTGGGTCTAGCACCCACAATGATAAAGTGTCCACTACTAATTCCTTCTATGCGCCCGGCGAGGCTAGGTATGTTCCACTTCCACTGTGACTGTTTAGTACCAGCCTCTAAGATGGTATCTATATCAATGTCAGCCCACTCAACATTCATGTTAGGCATGAAGTTATCCTCATGCGCCTCAAGCACCTGACGTAGCGGCTCAAGAGAGGTAAGCTTACCGTTAACGTAGTCGAACCCCAAGTTAGCTACCTGCTCCCCTACGTGCTGTCTAAACATGCGAGACAGTACATCAGAGGCTACGTCCCTAGACATGGGAACCTCTTTGCGTAACTTGGAGAACAGAGCCTCATACAAAACCTTGTTGGCTGTAGTCATGGTACTGTACTCAGAGAAGAACAAAGCTTCTAACTCAGAGGTAGATATAGTGCGGTCATACTTTTCCATAGCGTTGTCCAACACACGCTTGATCTTGCGTACATCTTTAGTGAACAACTTGTCAGGGCATTTGATACCCTTGTGATCTTCATAGAACTCCTGATCGTGTAGGGTTCTAATT